GTGGCCTAGGCCACAATGTCCACCATTGTCGACCTTATTTGGTGGAATGGTGGCCTAGGCCACAATGTCCACCATTGTCGACCTTATTTGGTGGAATGGTGGCCTAGGCCACAATGTCCACCATTGTTGATGGGAATGGGGTGGAATGGTGGGCCGGCCCCAAGACCCACCAATGTTGACCTTATTGGGTGGGTCACCTGGGCGGTGGACCTGGTGTCCCTGGGCACTAGGACACCTGGGCGAAGAGGCCAATGTGGTGTGGAGTGGGCTAAGAGGCCAATGTGGTGTGGAGTGGGCTAAGAGGCCAATGTGGTGTGGAGTGGGCGAAGAGGCCAATGTGGTGTGGAGTGGGCTAAGAGGGCTATGTTTCCGTCTATGCTATATAAGATAAAGTAACGTTGATTTTGTAGCGACCCTCTACTCAGGCACCAATGAATTTGCTACCCCCCTTAGACCTTGATCAACCACTCCTCTTTAACGCAATCAACAAACAACAGAAAACCTCCTGCCGGGAGCGAAGCGGCAGGAGGTCTCAGAAGTTATAACGCGATTAAACCCTCCAACTAGCGGTCAAACCGCGGTTACTGTCTACGTGTTACGTCTCGCAATTAGGATTGGTCGACCCCTCAAAGCAAACGTCCGGGAACATATCATTCATAACCTGGTCCCAGGCCGCTTGACTCATCTGTTCAAGACTCGCACCAGGAATCATCATAATCGAAACCAGGCCGGGGTTACGCGTAGCAGCTAGAATTATGGCTCTAGGGATCCACTGTTCGTAGCCGCCCAAGTTAGAGGTCAGTGCTTTAATGTACCCATCAAGATTTCCGGGGCTCACTTTGAACGCATAGCCACCCCACTTGAGTAGTGCACCAGTTGAGTCGGAGAACATCATCACCTGAGTGCCCTTGTAAGGGAAAGTGTAGGCCCAACGACGTAGTTCTGGTGCGTAGAAGGCCATAGCATTGGGCTCGGCTCTCATGATCATTCGGAGCCCCTCGCGGATACCTTCAACCGGGATCTGGCCATAACTAGCATCGGCACCCGCACCGATACCAGGCTGAACCGCGGCGCAGGCCGACAAGCTCCCAGACATTACCATTACCAACACCATAACCCAAGTAAGCATATGTTTTCGAATCATCATTTTATCCTCCTAAAGTAATCTGCAACAACGACGATTATTATGCCGATCACACCGGCCAAACACACGATTGTAACCACCAGCAAGAACTGCTGCGCCAACGGTCTTCCTCCGCCAGTGGCAGGTAACCCCATGGCCGCATCACAACCACTCTCAATCTCACATCCCGCGTTGTCACCTTTCGGCACTACATGAGTGGCTTTGGCCCTACCCTGAGGCGTCTGTTCCGCATCGGGCGGAACAACCTCCGTAGGTGTCGGCGGCGCCTGGGTTGGCGGGATCGGTGTAGGTGGTACCGGCGTTGGCGACGGTGCACACGCAAGAACAAAAACGACTGCAATCCCAATACACCACATAAATACTTGTTTCATGTCATCCCCTTTCCGGGACTAATGATATAGTCCCAACTCATAAACAATCTGCCCGGCATGTAACCCGAGCTCCCAATCCGCGGCGAACGGTACTTTAAGTGCAATACGGACAGCTTCGAGCGCGCCCCCTTGCTTCAGAGACTTGAAATAGTACTTTATCGCCAACGCGCGCGCCTCGTCACGTTCCTGAACCGCAGTAGCCAAGAGTATTATCAGTTCCTGTTTCGTCACACGTTCTCCTTTTCAGCGGCCGTTCTTGACAAGCCGCAGTGATACCCCAAGGCCCTGTGCTAGTCGGGAGGACTGACGACGCGCCGTAACGTAACCCCACGTTTGTGAAGCGTCGCGTGCAGGACAGGTTGGCGGATACCGGTTTCGTTCTCTATTTCCCAGATTCGTGCGCCCCCCATGTACATCTGGACTGCCCGATCAAGGCGCATTTCTCGTGAGATCCGGTCCTCCTGTTTCATCTCACGATATGGGACCTGCTCTTCGTCTAAGACCTTGTAAAAGGCGTTCCAGGTGAGAGCGTACTTTTGGATCAGTTGAACTGCCGGCGTTTTGTCTTCTAAGTACTCCCGAATCATTTCGGTTCGTTCTTCTGGACCGAACGACTCAGCAGATGACTTACGACCCGGCTTCTGAAGCAGTTCGTGCGCTTCAAGGATCGCCCTTACGGTCTTCGGCGATACGTCCATCTCGAGTGCTATATCGTTGGTAGACATACCACCGCCGTACATTGTGATTACCTCGTTCTCGTCGACCATATGAAAACTCCTTTCTAACACTAATTATAACCAACATTCACAAAGTAAACAAGGGGGCAATTTCGATTGATGTGGATGGGGGTTGTTGATGGTCTTACTTGGGTCCATGTTCCAGCGTTGATTCAAACGGTATATGTTGTATAATTAGGGCAGGAGAAGGAATGTTTTATGAGTGACAACCCCGAAGTAACAGAACCCGAAGTTCAACCTTGGGACCAAGTAGCGGAGGAACCAGACGAGCAGTACATGTGGTTCCACGATTACTATCTGGAAATGGGCTACAGGCGAACTATTCGCGGAGCACACGCCGCGTGGGTCGTGGCTACTAACCCGCCGGGGTCGCAACGGCTAGGCAAGGCCGACCAGGCACGGAAGTGGTCTAGGGCAGCTGAGGATTGGGAGTGGTTCAAACGTGCTACTGCATACGATGCCTACTCACAGTCGGACGCGTTGACTGCCGTGAAGCAGGCTCAACTGAATCTGAAACTCGCTACTGTCGCGGCCGTAGATGCTTTGATCAAGAATCTTGACAATCCGCGTACCGGCGTTGCAGCTGCGAAAGAGATCCTCGATCGTGGTGGTATCCCTGGACGTACAATTAGCGATAACATCACTACGGTGCATATTAGCGCCGATGACATGGCTCAGGCAGCTAGAGAGGTAGAAGAGTGGGAAACCAAGATACTCGGCGAGAGTGGCTCAAGTGTCAGCGGTCAGTAGCGTACTTCGTTCATAACTACTGCTGGATTTATGATGCCACAACCGCTGTGTGGGTTCCCTTCCATCTTTGGCGTGAGCAAGCTGGAACCTTAAAAACTGTTGATAGTAACAACCTAACAGTCATTCTCAAAGCCAGGCAGCTTGGCATGACGTGGCTGATCTTGTGTTACGCCTTATGGTTGATGTTATTTCACCCAGCGTCAACCATCTTGATATTCTCTCGTCGTGAGGATGAGGTTCGGTACCTACTAGAACGTCTTCGTGGCATCTATAAAAGGTTGCCGGACTGGGCGATGGTTAAATCCGTAGTGCAGAGCAATACCGAGGTGTGGCAATTGAGCAATGGCTCTATCGCATACGGGTTTCCAACAACGGCGGGTGACTCCTATACGGCGACCTTTGCTATGGTGGATGAGGCAGATCTTGTGCCCGACCTGCAACGATTGATGAACGCGGTAAAACCAACCATCGATGGTGGGGGTAAGATGGTTTTACTGAGTCGTGTTGACAAGTCAGTACCAGAGAGCCTCTTCAAACGCATCTACAAGGGTGCGAGAGATAAGTTGAACAGTTGGGTCAGTGTGTTCTTACCGTGGTACGTGCGACCAGATCGCGATGCGGCGTGGTACGAGGCGCAGAAGTTAGATAGTTTGACCAACACTGGATCAATGGATAACGTTTATGAGCAATACCCTGCGACGGATGAGGAAGCACTGGCACCAAAAGAGCTCGACAAACGCATCCCATACAAATGGGCAAGCCAGTGCTACATACGTCAAGTGTCTGGTGAGGACATACTCGGTATACCCGGATTGCGCATTTACAAGTTACCAACCTGGGACGGGAAGTATTTTATTAGTGGTGACCCGGCAGAAGGCAACCCAACTAGCGACCCTTCTGCTATGACTATAATGGATAGTAAGGGCGAGGAGTGCGCAGCATATAGTTATCGCGCAGAACCTGCGGTTTTTGCAGCGTACCTAGACCAAATAGGTCACTATTTCAATAACGCGAAGGTCATGATAGAGCGTAACAATCATGGACATGCAGTTCTGTTGTGGCTTGGAGATCATTCTACACTGGAACTGTTGAAGGGATTGGATGGCAACCCTGGTTGGATGTCGAGTTCGAAGGGAAAAGCGCTAGGCTATGCAACAACGGCAGATAGTATGCGCGATTTACGCGTTACGATTCATGATCAACAGACATTTGACCAGCTAGTTAGTGTGGAGGGGGGCACACTTCGTGCCCCAGAAGGCCTTTTTGACGACCTTGCAATCAGTTTTATGATAGCAACGCAGGCCGCGTTGGGCGTACCAGAGGAAAAATCAGCCGGTTATTCATATAGGAGCACTAGTGGTTACAAGTTATCCAGGCGCGAACGTCTTATCGCACACGAACTCCATCAACCTTCTGAAGGGTAGAGAGTCAGACCGTCAGAGAGCTGTTCTGTTAGCCCGCGATTACCACGAAGGTAATCAGGGAGTTGAGCTAACCGGACGTTTGATGCAGTATCTACGCTCGTACAATCTCGGCCACGAGTTCAACATGAACGTGTGTCGCAGTGTTGTGACCGCAATGTCCGAACGACTGAGCATAACCGGATTTGACTCCGCTAATCCGAAGTTAATTGAGTGGGCAGAGAAGCTTTGGGCGACTAATTTGATGAATGCCGTCCAAGATGACGTGTATGAGAAGGCGTTGCGTGATGGCGAGGCCTTTGTTTTGGTTGGGTGGGACAAAGAAGACGAACGTGTTCGGTGGACTATTCATGAACGCTACACCGAAATAGGTTCCGGCATTGGGGGAAGCGATTTTGGATGTGTTGCAGTGTATGAGCAAAACGATCCAAACCAGAAGATGAAGTTTGCGGCCAAGTACTGGGTTGAGGGGCCTAACGACGATCCCAAACGTCGTAAAACTGTATACTATCCCGATCGTATCGAGAAGTTCTATCTCGACAGTCAGGGCGAGTGGGCTCACATTTCCGATCCAGATGACGAAGAGTGGCCCGTGCCGTGGGTTGATACGGCGGGTGAGCCCCTTGGAATCCCTGTTATACACTTCAAGAATAAGAATCTGCGTTGTGAGGCGTGGGATGCAATCCCACTCCAAGACGCGATAAACAAAGAGCTACTCGACTTGTTGATGTCGGCAGACCAGACGGCATTTCGTATTTTCGTTGCGCGTGGTTTCATCCCTACCACTGACGGCAAGCCCCCGAAAGACGATCGTAGTAACTGGCAGACGATCGAGCCGGGGGAAATTATCGCAACGACTAAAGGTCCCTCAGAGGCTGCCTTCGATGCGATAGATTCAGCAAGTTTGGTCCCGCTACAAGATCTCGTCCACCAGCTTATAATGTGGTTAGCTATGGTCACGGAGACACCTATTACTAGGTTTATCACGACCAAGCTGATCGCCAGTGACGAAACGCTCAAAGAACAAGAAAACCCCTTATTGTCGCGTGTCAGCGTGCGCCAGATCTTGTTTGGAAGTGCATGGACCAGCTGTTTGAAGTTATCACGCAAGTTGGAGGAACTCTGGGGGACCAAAGGCCTCGATCAAGAGGTCGAAATCAAACCTTTATGGAAGGACGCCCAGGTACGTGGTGAGAAAGAGAAGCTTACGAACTTGGGCTTGAAACAAGATATAGGTGTACCACAAAACCAGCTCTGGAAAGAGGCTGGGTACGATCAGGCAACCATCGCGAAGATGGAGACAGAAAAGGCAAAGGAGAGCAACAATGGGCAAGGAACAGGACCAGGAGTCCCAGGAAACGGAAACGGAACAGACCGACCAGGAGCCGGAAACGGAAACGGAAACGGAAGAATTGGTTTCCGTACAGCAGACGGACAAGGGCAATA